GTTAAAATAACCGCCTGATTCCGAAAGTATTACATTCTCGTCCGAGATAAACCCAAGTCTATTCCTGTGAAAGAATATGTCGTTAATAGTGAATACCCCGGCAGCATCAGTAGCAGGATCGTAGTTAGCAAATGTAGGAAATGGATTTGTTGTAGCATCTCCAGCTTCACGGTTAGCCCAGTCTACAGGTTTGAATACAAAGTATATATTATTAGAACTATCAAAAGCTTTAAAGAGTTGCATAGGCATAGTACCTTCGTCTAACTCTATATACGAAGCTTTCTTTAGTGCTACTAGTGGTGCAGAGGGACTGGTATCTAAGGCATACTCTCCTACATCATAATCACTAAGGGCATCTCCACCCGGATATATAGGTTGTGCGGTCTCTTTCCATACAGCACCATTCCAAGTTACGTAGTAGTCATCTTGTCCAGACGCTTTGTCTCCTGAGATTCTTGCTACAAAACCTTCTTCAATCTTTGCGGAACCCGGTAAGTAACCGAAGTTAGGTACTTCCTGACTACCATTAACAGCACGAGAGAATGTGTCACCTTTACCATCTGTAAGCTCAACAGTAATAGGATAAGTTGAGTTTTTAATATGGATTACACTTGTCTTATTGTCGAATACAACTTTGAATCTAGGATTTGCAGCTACTAAACCTCCTGCTCCATTATTACTTGTACCATTTAATCCCTGTGTTCCATCCCAGTAATCAGCGTGACCTGTAAAACCACTAGTCCCCTTTGTTTGCCCTTGTATTACTTCAGTGGTTGATGTAATAACCCCCTTACTCTTGACTCCTTTATCTTTAGCGTATTCAGTAGTACCGTCTGCCCCCTCCGCAGCATAGATAGAATAGTCAGTAGTCGAGGAACTACTTTTTCTTAGGAAAACTAGGTCACTAGCATCTGCTCCTGTAACTATTGCATTAGCAATATTATTAACACGAACTGATGCTTGGTTATTAATAGACGCAGAGTTTGCTGAAGTTCCAGCACCAGACCTAGACTCCACCTCGTTATCTGGAGTAGCAAATATAATTTTATACTGAGTTTTTATTGTTGCATCTTTAGCTGGTTTAACACCATTCGCATCTACGTTCCATTCAGTAATAAGAGCTTGGTACTTTGCACCAAAGTCTCCAATCTTATAATACAAAAGTGACTCATAAGGTCTTACACTAGGAAGTGTAGCTTTTTGTTTTACTTTCTTAGTTTTATTAAGTATAAATGTATAGTCAGCAATGGTAGTAGCTGATAGACTATGTGGGGAGAAGGCATTAGTAGCTGTCTCAAAGTTATTTAGGTAAGCTTTTTGTACTGCCATACTAGAGTCGCTTAGTGCTACTGAAGCATTAGAAGTTCCATCTGCCGTTGCTCTTACGTGTACCTCACTACCAGCAGTTCCAGTAGCGAAGCCTGTCAGGTCAATTACTTTAATCTCTGGAGTCCCACTACTAGTTGAACCTTTCATAATTAGTGCATATGCTTCGTCCTCACTTCTACGGATAGTATGGATAAATACATCGTCACTATTAGTTGAGGTCACACCAGTTACTTTTGTCACATGCTCAGTACACGGTCGTTTCTCTAAACCACGAGCAATATGGGACAGGCCATTTTCCTGTATCTCTCCCTGTGTAGGTAACCTGAGTGTCGCAGGTTGTTGGGATATACCATTAATTAAACTTGGTATAGTACCTGAGATTAAAGCCATCTACTTCCTCCACGCATAATGTTGGTTAGCATCTTGGTTCCTGTCTAGGACTCTAAAGGTATCATAGTCATCGAAAATATTAAAGTCTCCCACTTCTGATTGGTACTCAAGTAAGTCTCCCCAAGCTTGTAGCTCGTCCTGCTGAAAGAAAGCGTGGAGTTCTCCTGATCCTACAACTCTATCATGGAAGATACGTGATGACTTAACTGCTATATACCTACGTGCAGACTCAGGTAAGCTGTCAAAAGGGAGGAACGTAACATAGTCTACCACTACATCGTCTGAGAATAGGTTGGTATTTTTCTCTCTATCGTATAGGTATCCTGCTCTTTCTATTATATCTGTCTTGTTTGACCTTACTTTAGATGTTGAGTCTATACGTAATACGTTAGAGTCTATTTTAATTTTACCAGAACCATCTCCTGAAGAGTTATCTGGAGTCAGAGTCTTTTGTAGGTCTGTATTAAATATCCAACCTCGTGATTGTACTTGCCTTGATGTATTGTGTAGTATGTCTTGAGCTATAGAAGCGTCCTGTAATCCTGCCTTATCATTTAAGTTGGCAATAGGTTGTTCTCCAATAGTCGTAAGCATCATATTAACTGCTTCTAGCTCCGACATATTTTTTAAAGCTTGTTCACTCATGCTACCTGCTCCTTCTTTTTGTATTTACTAGTGCTCCCTAAGAAATTTCTTTTGTATTTAGAAAACTCTCCATGATTGTATATTGATTTAAACTGCCAAGGATGAAAGAGTATGTAGGAGGGTTCACCACTATCCGCATCTTCTACTTTGTTATCATACTCAATTCCGTCATATTTTAGATCATCATTAATAAATCTAATTAGACCGTGCATTTTATAGTAGTGAATCTCTGCTTTATCTTTAGGAAGCATATCCTCAAACTTTCTATTCCAATCCGGTAACTCAATACCTTCTCTGTTATAGTCCTTCTCTAACATCTCATAAGCGTAGTTCATTATTTGCTCTACTGCTGTACCTTTACCAATGTACTCCATTAGTCTAGGAAAGTTTGTACCATCATTTTTAAACTCTACTGGATTATGAGTAATAGGTTTTGCTCCCAGTTTTATTTCTCTAGCTTCAGAGAGTATATCTGGTTTATCATAAGTCCAATCCTCACCTTCATCTTTCTGGAAAAACTTTTTACCATTCTTCTTGTCTTCCCCACCAAACACATTACCATTAACATCAATACCACCCTGTAAATGTTCAAGTACAGAGTCAAATTCCCAATGGAATAATTCTGGCATTACTAATAAGTTGTTTGCTTTTATAAACCCACTATAGTACTTGTCTCCTGATCTAGTGTCTTTCCTATGTTTACCTTTTAGAATATCTTGAGCTTGTGCTACTGTACCAAAGTGACCTGCCATCTCTTGCTCTAAGTCTATACTACTTAACCTTGCTAATACACTAGAATCAGAACCCATGTGTCTGTTCCAAAATCCTATTGTAGTACTCACATCTCCTCGTGTCCCATGATGAACTATCTTAGGGAAGGTTTTTGTTTCTCCATTTACTATTACACTGTCAGTTACTTGTGTTGGCCCTTCAAAGTTAAGCCATGTAACAAACTTCTTGTTATGTTTTATAAGATCATTAGCTATTTGATGTGCGTTCTTTTTAACATTAAGTAAGTGTGAGACACTTTGTGTGTACCCTAAACCGTACCTCTTCTCTTCCTCTGTTAGGTCTTTTGGGTCTTTAAACATAATACCGTCTTGTCCGAATAGTACATCATAATGATCCACATGAAAACGGTTTCCTGTACCAGAGAAGTTTATTATATCTTGTATAGCATTCTTATTCTGAATTGTCTCATGTAGTCGTGTAGCTTGAAAATGAGCAGGGCCGACCATCTTGTTCCTTGCTGAAACACTTGCTTTCTCTTGTTCTTTTAAAGCTAATACTACACCATCTTCATCAAGATTTCCAGTACTAGGTTGAAGAAGTAAATCACTAACAGGTGTACCGAATCTTCCTATCATCCTACCTATTGCACTAGCTATTCGTGGTGTTAAATGGCCTCCTTGTTTTTTGTAACTACTCTTTAAATTCCGTAATGCCTTTCTAGAATCAGTCTGTTTAAGGTTCTGAGACTCTACTGGGGGTACACTATCTACCATACCAGTAGTTAGTAGGTTTGGGTCTGTACCTGCCTTTCTAATATTACCAGTAGGCTTGTTTTTGTAGTCAACCATTTGTTTCCTATTGAAAAAAAAGGGAGCACCCAAGTTAAAGGGTACTCCCTAAGAGTTACCTTACTTCTATAGACCTTGAAGTAAAGCTACAGCACACGCAGGGCGCAACACGTTGTGTCCCATTGCATACTTAGATACCATCAATGTACCTTGTCTGTTGATCTGGTACTCAGACTCAACGGAAAGATCCATCAACTTACAGGTAGCGACTGCATCTTTAGTCATTACCAATGCACGTACACGTAAAGCAACATCAGAGATGTAAGCAGTTTTACGTGCGGCAGCACTAGAACCAGTTGAACCAGTATTTGTCACATGGGTATCCCATATAGCTGAAGTAGTATCATAACCTACGTCATACTGAGTAGCTCTTCCAGAACCAGTAGCAGCACCAAGAGGTTGATTATCGCCCCAAGCTGGTGCTGTTCCATTTTCATGGACAGCCATTCGATCAGCGTTAGTTGCCGAAGCGTTAGCTTGAGTCCATAAACTAGAAGACCACGTAGTTCCTGCTGTATTAGAGTAAGAACCCATGTGATTCGTTACATACACAGGCATACCTAAGATTGTAGGTACTTGTCCTGTTGCAACGCTTCCTGATCCACCAATGTCACGATTAAAGATAGCCAAGTCATTCAGGTTACTTGTACCTGAGATCTTGAACATATCGTAATACATGTCATTAGACATCACTATGAA